TACTGTCTTACTCTTTTAACTGCACTTTTGATTCTTACAACTCCTACGAACAGTAAAGTAAGCGATTCTTTATTCATAATAGAACCAGCAACTTTATCACTCAAACCCGATTATTTTAGCGATATTACTTACTCTAAAGAAGAATTAGAGTGTCTTGCGTTAAATATCTACTTTGAGGCGGGAGTCGAAAGTACAGCAGGGAAGCTAGCGGTAGCGAATGTCACTATCAATAGAAAAAATTCAAGTGACTACCCAGACACAATATGTAGTGTAGTAAAAGAAGGCAAACACTATCACGATAAGAAGATTGACAAGAGATATCCGTTAAGAGACAGATGTCAATTTTCATGGTACTGTGATGGGTTAGTAGACAAACCGAAAAAGGGAAGAACTTGGAATACTTCTCTTGAGGTAGCAGAGATTGCACTCAAAAAACATTATGCTGATATTCTCATAGACATTACGGATGGTTCCACACACTATCACGCTAATTGGATGGAGAAATATCCTTCTTGGGCATATACCAAGAAAAAGATGGCCACCATTGACAGGCATATCTTCTATAAATCTGGAAAATACCGATAATCAATTCAAAACTTGACATTATGAGTTCTATGGTGTATACTATAATCATGAACTGATAGGAGATTGTTATGAAAAAAATGTTGTTATCGGTATTTGTTATGTGTGCGATGTATGAGTCAGCGTGGTCACGAATTGAGAGAGTTTGTATCGCACCAGCTGGATGTCCTGTTGTGATGGATACTGGTGAGTGTCCAACTTGTATTGATAAACTAATAACTGAAATAAAAATAAAAATCAACAAAGTTGAAAGAAAGTCAATAACTAAAAAAGTTAAGTGGAAATGTAACGTTGGGTCATGTAATGATTGGATTGATAGTAATGGTAATCTTATTGTAAAAAAGTGATATGAACGTATTTTATTTGCATACGAGTCCGATAGAAGCAGCTCGTATGCACTGTGACAAACATTGTTGTAAAATGATAATTGAGTATGGACAACTACTGTCTACTGCTCATCGTGTTCTTGACGGCACTATGGAATGGGGTCAAACAAAAACTGGTAGAAAAGCAAAAAGATGGAGATTGCCAGATGATAGAGAACGAGAACTTTACCTTGCTTCACATATACAACATCCTAGTGGTATATGGGTTCGCTCCTCTAGTGGGAATTACGATTGGTTGTATAATTGTTTCGTTACGTTGTGTGCTGAGTTTTATAAACGATATGGTAAGATACACGAAACCGCAAGGAAGTTGACCTTTCCTCTCCAAATTCGTCCTCAAAATATTTCGTTGTCAGACATGACAGAACCACCTCAATGTATGCCCGATGATGCAAAGATTGTCGGGTCATCTCTTGATGCATATCGTAATTACTATATAAAGTATAAACATGAGTTTGCGAAATGGAAAATGGGCAACATACCATCATGGTATTCTGACAACTTAGAGAAAGGTGAATATGCCCTATTATGATTATCAATGTATGGCTTGTAACCATGTCTTTGAAAAGAATATGCTTATACGTGATCGTAAAAAACCCACTGAGGAACCTTGTCCAGAGTGTTCCAAAAGTGATGTAACTCTTCAACTTGCCACACCATATCATGGTGACCCATGGCACTTCGCAGGAAAGAAGCCGGATGACGGATTCAAAGATCGTCTTAAAGAAATAAAGAAATCACACTATGGTTCAACTGTAAACACATGGTAACTTCTTAATCTTTAAGGCTCTATGGCGAAACGTAATCGTAAACTTCGCAATGAGTTGAATGAATTAGAACAATCAGAAAGAAACTTATACTTAATCAATAGTAAGAACGACAATATCAGTAATCGTATGGATGGTCTTTCATTGAGAGAAATCCTGCCTAAAACTCAAGCACAGTCAGATACTTTTGATGCATATAATGAAAAATACAACCTATTATTACATGGATGTGCTGGAACAGGGAAAACGTTTATTTCTCTGTATCTTGCGTTGCGTGAAATTTCAGAAAAATCATCTCCTTATAAGTCAATAACTGTAGTGAGGTCTGCTGTGCCAACAAGAGATGTTGGTTTTCTCCCAGGCGCATTGCACCAGAAACTTGAAGTATATGAACTGCCGTATCGTTCAATCATCAATGAACTGTATGGAAGGGGTGATGCTTTTGAGGTTGTAAAGAAGAAAGAGAAGTTGAACTTTCTATCAACTTCTTATGTTCGTGGCGTTACTCTCAAGAGAACTATCGTCATTGTTGATGAATGTGAAAATCTGAATTTTCACGAACTTGATTCAATCATCACTCGTATAGGTGATCATTGTAAGATACTCTTTTGCGGTGACTTTAAACAGACAGATTTCAGAAACGAGCGAGAAAAACAAGGTATGCATAATTTCATGGAAATACTGTCATCAATGCAATCCTTTGATATCGTACAATTCACACAAGAAGATATTGTAAGAAGCAATATGGTACGTGAATATATAATTCAAAAGGATAATCTCAACTATTGACCCAGAGCGGAGAGTCCCAATAAGATTCTCCGCATATTATTATGTTCAAAGAATTTGTATTATGTTCCCTGTGTTTTCTTTTACTTTTATTTTATGCAACTAAAGTTAATGGTCATCCCGATGGTGCTACTCCATTTTGGTATCCTTCAAGTTTTATCTATGGTTACATTAATGGGTGTGCGGAATCAGTTGAACAAGGACAGTTTTCTTTTACTGAAGAATTTTGGCCGGATGAGGTTCGTTCTATTTGTGGTTGTGTAGTTGATTCATTACGACATTCCTTAGAATATGAAAAAATGCTTGATAATAATTCTAAATCACAAGCAGCATCAATTGTATCTGCAACATTTCCAATTTGTATTACTGAAGAAAGATTGAAGAAAGAATACCAATGAAACAATTTAATTATGATCTCCTTGAAAATAAAAAACATCTTTTAGAACAGGACAATTCAGGAAGTGACAGAGTATATCATGGTCCAAACGGAACATACGCATCCGTGACTAATATGTTGTATTACATGGTGACAAAACCAGGCATTGATGCTTGGAAAGAGAGAGTTGGAGAAGAAGAGGCGAAGAAGATTTCCACAAGAGCTGCAAGTCGTGGAACTCGTATTCACAACTCCATTGAAAAATATCTACGTGGTGATGATACTTATTTTGAGGGTGTTCCTCAAGAGAATCGTGAACTGATTCAACTTGGACTGAAACAGATTGATGAACGAGTTGATAATATTCGTGGTATTGAACTTGGTATGTGGTCCGATTCACTTGGACTTGCTGGAACATCTGACCTAGTAGCAGATTACCAAGGTGAGTTGTCTATCATTGATTGGAAGACAGCTACTTACATAAAGAAAGAAGAGTATATGATGTCTTACATTCTTCAAGGGACAGCTTATAGTCGTATGTTATATGAACTTTATGGATTGATACCAAAGAACATCGTAATTTGTTCTTTGATTCGGTTTGATGGTAAGAAGTATAATCCAACAATGGATGAAGATATTTACATTGATTGGAAGGTTTATAATCCTTTGGATTATATTCGTAGGTTAAAGTCAATCGTTGATGCTTTTCAGTATCAACGAAAACAAAGAGAAATAAATAATTCTGATACTGTAGATATGCATGGATAGCAATTAAGACGCCGGTTCGATTCCGGCCATCTCCACCAAAATTACATGGACGGACAAGATATTTTACTTTCTTTCGTCATATTCGGAATCGCCACTTTCGTAATATGGGCATTAGGATTCGTGTTATTTTGATGGGGATGTTAAGGTATTCGATTAGTTGATTAGGTCATGTAAGGAGGTATCCAGTTGAGCAACGACTGTGAAAGTGCAACTAAACATAATCGCAAATAACGCTGATTATACATCTGCATCGGAATATTACGCAATTGCTGCGTAACCGATAGCCGAGTTAGAGGGTCACTTGGGAACAGAAGACCCTCACTTTTAATAACTTTAGGAACAATCATGGCTATATTTAAAAAGAAAAACGATAGTGATGATGGAACAATTGATTCAGTTGAAGAAATGGTAGAATATGAAGAAAAAAAATTATGGGAACAAAATCCAATGGAGGCGTTAAATCACAACAATGTTGAGAAACGCAAAAAAATGAATTGGTATGCTAGATTTACTCTTTCTATAATTATAGTTACAACTTTCATTTTTTTGGTTTGGTTATTATTTTATGCTGAGTTACCTCAAGCATCAAGAGATTTGGTTAATATCATGGTTGGAGCCTACGTTGCGGTATTAGCAAAATCAACAGACTACTGGTTTAAGGATAAGGATGACCCAGAACACAAAGAGAGTCAAGACCTTAAAGAAAAACCAGAAGAATAAACTTGACACTTTCGTTAATAATGATATAATATGGTTACAATGAATATGGAACAGACATTAAACGTGTATACATCAAGTCAGTACAATCAAGAGGTTGAAGAATTGGTTGAGAGAACAGGTATGAAGTATCTTGATGCCATTCTTCACCATGCTGACGAAAACAAACTGGAATCGGAAACGATTGCAAAATTGATAAACGCAAACTTGAAAATGAAACTTCGTGAAGAAGCGGAACAATTGCACTTTTTACCGAAAACAGCAAAACTCCCTATATGATTCCAAAGGTGACTCCCTTTGAAGTGTACCAAAAGTATTTGTCGTTGAAACAACACTTCAACAAAGTTGATTATGATTATTTCAAATTCAGGGGTAAGGTGCGAGCCAATCCCCAATCATTTGAAAATAGAAAAGATAAACATCACTTTGTCCGTCTTTCAAAAATTTATAAAGAAGAAGACCTCACTAAATTTTTTGTCTCTAATTTCGTTAAGTCAAGCGACCTTTGGATTGGTAATCTTACAAGTCCAGAGGGCAGAGAAAATTATATTTCATGGAAGTCAAAGATTCAGAGCCTTCCATATGTTTTCGAGAATGAGGTTGATGAGATTCTTGATGATTATAATGATTTTAATACACTTTTTGATTGTGTGGATGGTCAACATCCACCTGTGCTTCGCTCGGTATTTGGCGGAGATTTGTCGGTTGAGTCCTTTATTATTATGGACTCAATTCTTAGGTTCTCTTCGGTCTTTAATGAAAAGATAGAAGAGTCGGTCATATGGCCGAACCTATATAGTATGTGTATTAAGTATGCGCCATTCTTGGTTGTGAATAAGCAGAAATATGTAGACATACTGAAGAA